AACGACTACGAGCAAGTCTGTGACAACATTGACCCTCTCCAGAGAATATGGCTGGAAAATCAGTGGGCCAATGGTCAGTACGAGGATGTGGTTAAGAAGATCTGGGCGAGCCGAGGTGCGTCAGCAGAGTGGGACAGCGAGCGCTGGCAGGGCCAGATGTTCGATAACCGTAGGACAGCCGGTCACCTGGAGGCCCTCGGCATGCAGTTGGCATATGAGGACACCTTTCCCGCCATCCTAGCCACTAGGCACAGTCACCCTCAGATGATGGACCACTGCCCAAACTCTGAGTACACCCTGACAGCATACGATGCTAGACACGCCATAAGGAAGAGACATTCCTGGGGGATCCACCTCACGCTGTCGACCTCTTCCCATGTCAATATCAAGGGTGTAAGACCAGACGGAGTTGAGCCAATCCCAGAGGCCGAAATGTTCGAGTTGGCTGAAGCCCTATCTAGTCGGATGAGGGATCGAGGGTTTCTCGTCCATATGTGGCCAAAGCTGATGCCTGGAGATGGAACATCTGGGAACTACAACAAGTATTACCTGGAGAGAGAAGGCAAGTCAGACCCAGCCAAGTGGCCGGAGTTCTGGTCTGTAGTAATGAAGGTCTACCACATTCAAGAAAAGGTTTAGTTGAAATGAAGCGGCTTTCGATAGAAAACACAATCATAATCATGGAGGCAGTTGATTTCATGAGGGGCATGAAGCTTGAAAAGCACATGCAGGGACACTCCCTAGTCTCTATGATCGCAGAGAGGCTTTCTGAGGTCTCTAGGAAGAACTCCACGGGGGGAGACCTGTACGGGGGAGACAAGTTCGTCCATTTTACAAGAGCAGAAGATATTCGGATTAGAAACTTCCTCGATGGGCATGAGGAACTAATGGATGAGCTGATTCACTCGTCCAAAAGGGCAGACATCCAAGACGAAGCCTTCCATATGATATCTCTTAAGATTAAGACCTCAGAGGCTTTAGAATTTCTAGCCATAGATTTTCCAATCAAGTAGTTGCCAAAGCTCCAAAAGTGTGCTAGTATCAAGGTATAACTAGTACCCCTCAGTAGATAGAAAAGAGAGGAAATGCACAAGACACCCAAGTTCGATGACCTAAAGGGCAAGATGGTCCCAATGACTCTCCTTGTTCCAGCAGAGGTGGCTGCTTTCGTTGTAAGCGAGATGCACCTTGATAAGTTCTTTACTGTAGCAGAGGGATCTAATGAGCCTCAGAGAATTCTTGACATGAGGTCGGACTTTGCTTCTAGGTTTATAGAGTATGCTGAGAACTTCGGGATCACCTACGACACCTGGGAGTCTGAGTACGGCAACCTTCACAACAAAGAGACTGCAGAGGCTGCAGGGCATGGAGAAGGATGGCGTCGATATGAGGAGATTCGGGCCAAACTAGGCAAACCGATGGATTACGGGGATGCAGAATGACGCGGAACACTTTTTACACTATCTGTGCCGCCCTATGCGTTGCTTTTTTTTCAATGTTCGCAGGGAATGTGCTGGTCGGAACCCTCATGGTTGTGGGGCTCTTTGTTTTGCCTGAGTTAATTAGGGCCATGTTTGGAAAGATCAAACTAAATGTCAAAGAAAAAAGGAAAAGGCAGGGCTACAGACCTCGATGAGATCACTCAGGTTGGGCCTTGGAAGGTTGGCTCTAGGTGTAGGTTTACGCCAAAGAGATACGGGATAGAGCAGACTGGGCAGATCAGTTTCTTCTCAATAAGGAAGAGCGGTAACCCCATAGCTTTTATTGCTCCAAAGAAGAATTCAACTGGAGCATGGTGGGTTATAGAGGTCGAAGACCTAAGACCCTACGATTCATTGCCACAAAGGCCAAATGTCAAACCATATGAGAAGAAGAAGAGAGCTCGAAGAAAGACCAGAAGGAAAAGCAAATGAGTAATGGCTTCCAAGACTACAACGTGAACTCTATAAATCCAGTTGCGAGATGGGTGCTAGAGTACCGCAAATGGGGTGACGTAACCGCTACGATCAACGACAAGACAATGAACAAGAAAGACTGGCAAGACTCTATCATGCTGTTTGTACAAGAGACCAAGCTGAATGCGGTCCCATTTAGAAATCTTTGAAAAAGAAGTTGACAACTGACAAATTTCATGGTAATCTTCTTTATAGGCAAGAGGATTGCCATGATTTCACTTGTAGACACCAGCCACAAAGGAGAGACTAATAATGGGAAACGATAGAACAAGGGATGAGCAGGCAAAGTATCTCAAGTCTCTGAACCAGCAAGATATTTCAATTGGCTTTGACAAACTATCATGGGACGAGTCCGCCAAGGACGCTTGTCCGTTTGAATACAGAACCGTCTGTGGCAAAGAGTATGACGGCGTCTATGTTAAAGTCTCAGGCAGACACAAGGACTCCCCAAAGGGTGCTTCCGCATGGAGGCATGTCAAGCTTTTTGTGTTGAAGATCGATAAGTTCTTAGAAGAAAGCTACAAGGCCGAACGATACTACAACTACGAGTGGACGAAGTCCTACAAGTGGGTCGTCGTGGACGCGATGACTTACGAAATGATGAAATGGGCCAAGAGAACGGGTTCACATGAGGAGGTTCATCGTGCCTTTTGGAAGCTTCTGAACGCGTCCAGGACCAAAGGGGCTGCGATTTCTTACGCCCACACCATGGCGCATGAGTACATGACAAACTACATGACGACTACAACGGCTTTACAAGTTGCGTTTGAAGGAGACGGAATCCATGCACAGGATTAGGATAGTCAAAGCAAATGTGGAACAAGGGGGTCTGGCTAAAAACCCAGAGAATTTTAACCACATCTTCTCAACAGGGCTAACGAATGACACTGTTGAAGTCTCCTGTCTTTCCATTGGGGCCGATGAGAGTCAAAACGTGGAAAGAGTTTGCACTGGGATAGTCGTTAACGTTGGAGAATGGGGCCTAGACGGTGAGTGGGGCCTTGCGGATGAAGCCGAGTACAATAAGTTTATGGATGAGTGCTCCGACGATCACATCGACAAGAGTGGAGTAGGATTTAAGCGGAGTAAGTCAAAGGTGTGTGGGAATACGTATAAAACTAGGCAGGAAGCCCTGGTCGCCCTGTCCTCCCAGATGACATCGGCGATACTGTCAGACATCAACAGGTAAGATATGTTGGAAAAACAGATTAGTGTGGGCTATTAAGCCTTGTAACGATTTTTTAAATTTTAAATAGGGTTTCAGTAGAGGAGACAGCAATGGCTAAGGCAAATTTTGGAAACTTCGATCCAAAGAAGCAGATGAGAGCAGGAAAGTGGACTGCGATCTGCCCTAAGTGTAAGAGCGACCTGCAGTTGAGCAAGTATGTCCCTGGTGGGATGATGGTGCGATGCACCAAAGACAAGAAGGCTCAAGTTCTGCCGGGCCAAGATGGCGGATACAACCACTTCGAGTACACTTGTGGCTTTGTTTGCTCCGTAGATGAAGCTTTGAAGACTCTGGATCTCAAGTAATGACTACCATTAGACTTATGGGCAAGGCGAGCAGACTTTTCGCAATGATCACAATCACCGCATTCCTTCTGTACTGCGGATGGGGTATTGTTACATCTGTCCATCAAATTTTTGTAGACAAATCCAACGGAATAGGGTGGTAAGTTATGACCGAAGGAATCAAGATCGCAGTGGTGTCAGGAGGGTTCGACCCGATTCACACTGGTCACATCGCTATGATCAAAGAAGCAGCAACTATTGGCGATACATGCGTTATTCTTCTAAACTCTAATGAGTGGCTGACAAGGAAGAAAGGTACCTATTTTCAACCCTTCAATGAGAGAGCCGCGATTATTGGCGAGTTTGAGTGTGTAGATGCTGTTATTCCTTTTGATGATCGCGATAATACCGCTATAGACGGCCTCAGGATCGTCTGTGAGAGCGCCGGAGAGAATGATAGGGTTATCTTCTGCAATGGTGGAGACAGAGCCTCAGGAAACACCCCAGAGGGCTCCTGGGTGGATGCTCAGAGCAACGCAGAGATGGCTTGGAGTGTCGGCGGAGACTTTAAAATGAATTCTTCTTCCGACATTACAGGGGAATGGCTTAAAAGGCTGGAAAGACGCAACTAGGAATATCTATGAGAAAAGTTAACCCTAATAGCATTCACAACAACGGAGATTACCCAGACGGTATGCGGGAGACCAATAGGCTCGCAGCGATGGGGTTCTGCTCTCAGGAGATCTTATCCAGGTCGTGTTGCGAGTGCGGAGTCTCCGAAGACCTTATCTGGAAGAGCATTAGGCTCACACAGATGGTAGACAGAGGCTATCTCCTGGACGCCATCAAGGCTGAAACACAAAGATCAGAGACAATCTGTAGGAAGTGTGCAGACAATGGGTGATGGAACAAGAGATGGAGGGGCAGGAAAGGGAGACCTTCGACGCCCAACCGACGACAAGAAGTACCAAGAGGGGTACGACAGGATCTTCAAGAAAAATAAGAAGAAGGACTACAAAGAAAAGGGGTCGCTTTGAGTAGGTATATCGAGGGATCGATGTTCAATCAGATGCAACTTGTTGACAAGAGGAAGACCCTTGTTGTCATAACCTTCGAGGGGGATGGGCATGAGAAAAGCTCCTCCCTTGTGGACCTAATCCCAGAATACAACCCATGCTTATATAGCCTAAAGAAGCAATCTGTGATCTTCGCATACTGCAGCTTTGCCAACAAGAAATCAGAGATTGACTCCATCCTGAAGCAGGTCAGCAAGATTTGCCCACAAGGAGTTCACACAGAAGACAGTGATGGTGGCCTTAGGGTAGACATTCACTGCAACACCAACTAGGACCATTTTCCTACGGTGCCGCTGTAGCTCAGTAGACAGAGCACTTCACTACGAATGAAGGGGTCGCAGGTGCGAATCCTGCCAGCGGTACCATTTTTTCACAATTAAAGTTGCACAATCCCAGACACAATGGTATTCTTCTTTGAATGGAGGAATAAAATGTCTAAGAGTGATTTTGAAAAGCTTCTCATAGGGTCGATGTCTGTGCTTTTATTGCTTCTTGTTCCGTTGGTCGTCTCTACTATGGATTTCGAGTCAGACAGCCTCACACAAGAGCAGCAGTGGGATAAGGTGTGTGCAAAGAATGGACACTTGCCCAACTGTCCTCACCTTAGTAAGCCAATGCCCAAGGGTGACTCCACCCCCAAGTGGAGGTCTGATAAAGACACAACCCGACCCCCAATGACCGAAGAACGTCTCATAAAGGCAAGAGGTTGGGACTCCAGGCAAGACGCCCACGATTCCTATGTAACCCTGTGCTTCTTCAACGGAGAGAATCCTACCGAAGCGGGATTCTTGGCATTTCTTATGACGTATGAAAAAGACAATTAATGATAAATTCATTCAGAAGACTTAAAGATAGGATCCAGGGCAAGGCAGCTCCTGGAGAAAAGAGGTCGGGTAGGTGGCGCAAGGTTCGCAAGGACTTCATTGAAGCCAACCCAACCTGCTTTGTGTGCGGGGGAAGCAAGAAGGTGGAAGTCCATCACGTCATCCCCTTCAGTGTTGCTCCTGACCTAGAGTTGGATCCAAGCAACCTAGTGTCCCTGTGCGAGGCCAAGAAGTATGGGCTTAACTGCCATCTACTCATTGGACACCTGGGGAACTACAGGAGAACCAACCCAAACTTTTGGACAGACGCTATATCCTGGTCGATGAAGCTGGGGAAAGTTGATCTAAACGATTTAAGAAAAATGCGCTGAATTGTGCTAGTAAGGTACAGTTATGGAGATTTCATGGTGTTACAACTGTGACACATCCCTAGCCGGACAAAGTGAGAGCGGGAAGCTCTCTTTTTGCAGCAAGGATTGTTGGAACAATCACACAGAAAATAATGGACTTCCAGATTCAGTAGCCCATATGGATGGGCTCTATGCTAACGAAGAGCTTTTCGGAGCCTACAAAGATGTTTAAAGACCTGCTTCTATACAGCACCGCAGCACTTTGTGCTATGATTGCCTTTATCGCCATCTTCGCTGTCGGTCCCCCTGAGCTTCACAATGTTATGCTCGGAGATAAGCATGCTGCAGAGGGAGACATCTCTATCGAGGAACTGAGTTGTAGCGAGTGTTTCACTCTCAGCTATGACGAACTAATTTCCAAGTGGTATTGGGAGACTGAGGTAGAGGCAAACCCAAATAAGAATGGAGACCTTGTTCCCTGGCAGGACTTCCTGGAGGAGAACCGAACTCCTGGGTGCAGGACTCACAACTAAGAACTAAAATGGGGCCATAGTAAAATGGGATTACATTGCTTTCGCAAGGCAAAGTTCAGGGTTCGACTCCCTGTGGCTCCACCATTTTAATAACAACAGGCCCTTAGCTCAAAGGCAGAGCATCTCGTTTACACCGAGGAGGTTGGGATCTCGGAATTCCCAGGGCCTACCATATAAAAATCTGTGCGTTTGTAGCTTAATTGGATAAAGCCACCGACTTCTAATCGGTAGATTTCAGGTTCGAGTCCTGACAGACGTGCCATAAATTAGTCGCGTAGCTCAGCCCGGTTAGAGCATTCCGCTGATAACGGAAAGGTCGCTGGTTCAAATCCAGCCGTGACTACCATAAAACCCATGGAACGGATAAAACCATGTTGATCTTTATTCTTACAGCAGCGTTGGTTGCTGGGATCATTGGATACTCGACCCAGCATTCTCACATTGATGAGGAGGGTGAGAGTTACTTTCAGCACATGTCTGTAGCGGCCAAGTGTGGGTGGCTTCTCCTAATGGGAGCTCTTGCCGCATTTGTTCACGCCCTACTTCCAGATACCTTTAAAACAACAACAACAGAAAGAGCCCAAGAGGCTCTTAGGGTTGGGAAAAGAGACGATGGATACTATGACTCTTATTAAGGATGTAGCTCAGATTTTGGCAGTCGTTCTAATCGCGGTTGCTGGGCTGAGTAGGATTACTGTTGCCACTTTTCATGCCCTTGATAGAGTGGTGTTCAACACTCTCGTCTCGTTCTCTGTTGTCTTTATGTTCCTTGTGTGTCTGGTGTCACTTGGGGTTCTTTTCTACCATGCCCCACTTGCGGCCTACCTCCTCACTATTGGGCTGTCGGCTTACCTAATCAAAAGCAAAAGAAACAACCCTCCTCCTGAGGGCTGCTGCAATAGGAAGCCAGGAGACCCAAGAAGCGACATCATGGCCAATGAGTCGGAGGTTTTTGACAAACCATAGGACTAAGAAATATTTGCCGATCTTATAAAGGGGAGTCCCATTTGGGGCTTCCCTGTTTTTTTGTGTAAACATTGTTGCACTGGCTGGCAGAGTGTGGTAGTATTAACTGAACGCGGGATAATAGTGTCCTGCTAGAACGGATAGTACGATGAATAAGATTTTTGCAATGTTCCTTATCCTGGCCGCAACCGGATGCGCCAGTGGTGTCGACACGTCCCAAGAAGACCTTTGTCGGGTTGGATATCCCTACATGGACAAGGTGGAGGCTGACCAGGAGTCAGACAACAGCGGCCCATTTGAAGCCTATGTGGCTGGAGGGGTTTGCTGCGATGACTTTGAAGCGAGAGTCAGCACCGGAAGCAGCGCGGGGGAACAGTACCCACACAAGGCCATCAGAATAATCGTCAAAGACGAGTCTGGCCAAGTCACATTCCGTGGAACTCTCTTTGGTAGTGGGTTTATTCCCGACAATCTTTCGGTTCCAGGAACCCCCATGCTTGGAGACCCCAGCCCTGGCACCGTGACCCTGGGTCTCGATTTGGACGGCCCAAGGGGAGGCTATGGCTTGCCCTTAACTGGAATCGGTCGCCTTGAAGAGGCTCTGGGTGGAGCCAACCTAGACAAGCTTCCGTGTGGCTGGAGTGTTCTGTTCTATGGACTCGGTCTAACAGAAAACATTGGTGGGGCCATCACTCCGCTGACATCGCCCAAAACATTCCTGCTCAACTCTTCTGGTGGCCGGATGAGGTGGGATTGCTCCGAGACTCTCTGTGCTGACGCTGAGGTGCCCGTCTCTGGGGGTGGGGACACCACCATTCAGGATGACGTTGCTGGCATTGTGAGCCAGTCTGAGTACCTTGAGATGGACTTGGTTACATATCTATGCTACGAGCTTCTGGACCAGAACTGTGACTACGTTAAGTTCTTCGACGTGTTTTCTCGCGGGTTCATTAGAGGGGATGTCAATGAGGACAACACGGTAAATGTTGCCGACGCAGTAACCCTTCTTGACGGTGTCTTCGGACACACTGTTGTCGACTCCACCTGCTACGAGGCGCAAGATGTCAATGACGACGGAGTAATCGATGTGAGCGACCCAATCTATATTCTTGGAGTGTTCTGGGGGTCAGACGCACCGTTCATTGGTTTCGGTGCCATTGAAGAAGATCTTGACGGAGACAACCTGACGTGCAATGGGGGGACAGGAGAGTGACTCTTACTAGCAAAAGGATAGACAGAGGGATGGCCTCAGCAGCCAAGGCTGCCGCCCTCTCTGTAGATAGATACAAGATGGGGGCTGTGGTCTACCTGGGAAGCAGAGTTGTGGCTACGGCAAGTAACACGATGACCAAGTCGGACCCAAAGGCTTGCGATCACTACGAGTGGCCCTTTCCTCATGCAGAGTTCAATGCCGTCAAGAAGCTCTCTGTCTGCCCAACCAAATGCACAATGTATGTTACAAGGACAATGGCCGATGGGAGCCTGGGCAATTCAAAGCCGTGCTCCGAGTGTCAGAAGATGCTGAAGTCTTACGGGATAAAAACTGTCTACTACACCGATGGAGAAGGAAATGTCAAACAACTACAATAGGCTAGACAAGCTTAGGCTTTCCGACTATCCGCACTCTAGGGTGGACAGAGCCGTCACACTCCTTCATCAGAGGGCCTCAATAGACCAAAGAAAAGAAAGATACTCTGCCACCTACCTAGATGGCGGAACTATTGTCGTGTGTCTTAGGGGTGCCCCAAGGTGGGGCATCGAGATCGTGATCCGAATGGAGATCTACAGACCAAAAGCCGAAGATTCTAAAGAAATATCCCTATTTCGTTTAAACTTTTTTAGGTATGACGAGAAGGTGAGGAGAGAGGAATCCGGCAAAGTTTCCATAGTAGGAATTGTAAGAGGCATTCTACTTATAAATACTACGACAAAGGATGGTTTAAGAAGTTCGTTGTGGGTGGACTGCTACAAGCATGGATACTTTGGCTCTAGTAAAGATGAGTCTGGAAATGTCATTCTTGACAGTCTTCGACTTTCCTATAAATATGGACTAAACATCGACGACTATGCAGACCTTGTTGAGCCATTTTTTGTCACAGAGGGTACGACAATTCACGGCGAAACACCGACAGAAATTGATAACTTCTACAAGAAATCACTCAATCCTCTCCGTTAAATGCTATTATGGAGAGGTGGACGACATTTGTCACTCCACCAACAATAATTGTCAACAGTAAGTTCTGTTGCGAATACTTGTGTTAGTCGAGGCGCTAGTCCTCGAAAGGAGTTTCAAATGTTCCGAAGCTTTATTAGTGCAGCCGCAGTTCTTGCGGTTCTATTCTTTGGCCTCTCTGGACAAGACGCATCTGCTCAGCAGTTCGTTCAAATTCAAGGAGTTCAACAGTTCTCAGGCCAAATGATCTGTGTTCCTACCCCTGGATCAGAAGATGCTGCACAAATCGCAATTGGCGTGAGTGCTACGCAGATTCTCCAGAACGGGACCATCGTCATGGATATTCCCATTGGCGATAACGAAGAGACTTGCTATGTAGAACTCATGTCTACTGGCCTTTTCGATGTGGTAGAGCCAAACTGGGAAGTCTTCCCAACCTATGTTCCCAACGACAGCGGATATTCAAGCCAGTGGGGACACCAGTGGATGAATATGGAGTCAGCTTGGGATCTCGAACGAGGAGATGTCAACGACCCAAATGCAGTAGTTATTGCAACCTGTGATACTGGAGTGCTAGCCACCCACAACGACCTTCTAAAGCAGCTAGAGGGATACAATGCCGTAGACAGGCTTTGGGAGTCTCAAGGTGGAAACACTTCTGCAGTCCACTATCATGGAACTATGACAACCGGATTCAGCGGAGCTGTGGGTGATAACTTCAGAAACGTCGCAGGCGTTCACTTCAACGCTAGAACCAGAATGATGAGAGTTTCAAACTCCACAGGCGGCTCTTCAAACATCTCCACCCTACAGCATGCCATCATGACCGCTGTTGACTCTGGGGACAGGGTTGTCAACGTGTCATACAGTGGCGTGTTTGCAGCAAGCAACAGGGTTGTTGGAGACTATGTAAACTCTGTTAATGCAATCCTCTTCTGGAGTGCCGGAAACGACAACATGAACAGAGGGGGCTTCGATAGAGATGTCGATCACATTCAGATTGTTGGATCCCTTCAGAACAACACAGCCTCCCCAAAGTCAACCTTCTCAGCTTACGGAAAATCCGTAGACTTCTTCGCACCAGGAACCAGCGTTGTTTCCACTCACTCATCTGGGGACAATGCAACCTCAACAGGTAGCGGTACAAGCTATGCATCTCCAAAGGCTGCTGGACTAGCGGCTTTGATTATAACCCACAACCCACTTCTAACAGCCGCAGAAGTAGTCAACATCATGAAGTCAACCTGTGACGACCTGGGTGCTCCAGGTCTTGATGACACCTTCTCGTACGGAAGCCTCAATGGAGGAGCAGCACTAGCCGCAGCAGGCGGTGGTGGCGGTCCTGGACCAGTAGCCAACAGTCTTAAGGTTACAGGAGAGGTTGTGGCCGTAGCAGCAGGAGCCACAGGGACAGTCTTCATGACAAACAATGTTGAAGTCTATGGACTCAGCTTCGTTGTAGTCAATGACCCAACAGTCATCACTGCCCAAACCGTCACAAAGCTAGACTACCTAACTGTAAACCAGCCAGAGTTCTGGTTGGCACAGACCTACACCAATAGGGCCGTAGTTGGCTTTGTTATGTCAATGGCAGCGCCTCAGACATTCCTACCAATTACAGCTGAGGGGTTTGAGAGACCTTTGGTCAATATCAACTACCAAGCCGTAGGCGGAAGCGGCTCAAACACCGCTCTTACCCTTACCCCAATCTTCGGAACCGTCCGAACTGAGTTCAGCCTAGCTGAGGGCTTGGTTGTTATCCCAACACTTACCAATGGTCAAATTGGCGTGGGAAACAGTTTCGTTAGGGCGGACGGAAACCAGGATGGGATCGTCACTCTGTCAGACGCCGTCTACACCTTGACCTACCTGTTCGTTGAGGCAGCTAACAGCGACTGTATCTCATCTCAGGATACAAACGATGACGGGCTTATTAACATTGCGGATGTTATGCAGACACTCAACTACATCTTTGGAACAGGCACAGGGGATCCAACTCCACCAGCGCCATTCCCAAGTTGTGGAGTAGATCCGACTCCTGACAGTCTTGACTGCAACACTTACCTCTGCGGTTAAGAAGGGAGGACGAAATGACTAGCCAAAAAGCACATGTCATTGTGATTGCCTGCTTCCTAGCATTTGCTGCGTACTGTGTCGGGTGTGTCCTCTCCCTAGACATTGGTTCAGCCAGTGCCCAAGGGCCCGGTGAGCAGGGCGTTTACTTCAAGGCAGGGCGGGGGTTCGGCCATGCAGGCGAGTATGCTTCGATAGATCTTAGCATGTTGAATAGTCAGCCAGTCAATGCATTCTCAATGAATGTTTATCACTCCGGAGGAGCCCTGACCGTAATTGGTGCGGGCCCAAGCGAATACCTAGCCTCTCTGAATGGGGGGTTGGGTCCGGACTACTACGAGAGCAGGCTTTGGAACCCAACGAACTCACCCAACCATGGGTTGGCGGTCTTGTGCATCTTGGATATGACAGCGACTCAGAACACAATACCTGCTACCCCTGTTTATCAGCCAATGGTGAAGGCCGAATACAATATTGCTTCAACTGCTATTCCTGGGCAGAACACTGCCGTCATACGCTTCACCGAGCTGTTGATTGGGTACACCCAGGTGTACAATGAGGCCACTATAAATGGTGGAATGCCTGTTACGCCAACGCTTTTACATGGAAGCATAGCTGTTGTGATCGACTTTGTTAGAGGGGATGCCAACCTTGATGGGCTATGCACCCTCTCGGACGGGGTCGCTCTTCTCTCTCATCTTTTTTCTGGAACCAGCATATTCTGCAAGGACGCAGCAGACGCCAATGATGATACACAGCTAAACATCGCAGATGTCATGTTGATCTTGGGATACTCCCTAACAGGATCTCTGCCACCAGAAGCACCTTTTCCGGGCTGTGATTATGATAGAACTGCTGACTCCCTCGGCTGCATGCTGTCAAACTGCCCATAACAATAATAGAATAGGATTTTAAAATGAACTACTCTGAACTAAACAAGACACAGAAGATCAGAATTGGCATCGGTATCTTTGTTCTTCTAATGCTCCTGCTGGGTCTTATCAGCGGATGCACCACAACAAACCAAAGCGTAGGCTTTCTAGAGATGGACGAGAATGGAGACCTAATTGTCTCACCTCCTATCTCCGATGGTGACGATGATGATGACGATGATGACGACCCAGTCGTTGTTCCATTGCCAATGCCACCAGTAGACCCACAGCCACAAACCAACCAGTAGAGACGATAAACTGTCCATAATAACATAGGATATGGAGTTCAAAATGTTCAGCAAGGCAATGTTAGCTCTTACAATTTCTGCAGTCTTGGCGTCCACGGGATGTGGGGGAGGCTCAGGGGGAGGTGGGGGTGGAAACGAGGGTGGAAACGAGGAGCATGTGCCTGAGGCCATGTTTGTCTTTGACACCAACTTTGGAGAAGCCCCATTGTCTGTTTCATTTACAAACACTACAGATGATCTCGGTGCTAACTTTGTATGGCTGTTCTCCGATGGGGGGATCTCATACGAGACGAACCCAACTCACACCTTTCAAGAGCCAGGTGTCTACAGTGTAACCTTAATTGCAGAGAACAACTCGGGAGGACAAAGCTTGTACACCGTAAACAGCGCGGTCCAAGCTCACACCTCGAACGGATTCGTCTTCTTTGGCAGCAATGACCAGATAGAGTATTTAGTTGGAGACAACACCCCTCTAGAGGTTCCGCTGTTTCTCAAGAAGGCATCCAGCAATCTTACCGGGCTGACTTCTAATCTCATTAGTTCTATCAGTCTGTCTTTGGCTTTCAACCCAGAGAAAGTCATTCCGGTGGATTTCGTTCTTTCAGATTGGACTATGGCCATCAACAGCGGACAGGGTCCAGATCTTGTCGTTGGAGGCTTCTCTCACGGCGAGCTGTCCCTAGGGATGGTGTCCAGCATTCAGTTGGGTGGTGCTTATTGGGTTCTTGGAGACGGAGAGCATCAAGAAGTTCTATATATGGAGCTAAACATATCGGGCCTATCTGGGAGTGAGAACCTAGACTTCTACTTCAGAGACAGCCTAAACACGTTTGGCTCTAACGGTGTCGTTCTAGATGAAGACTTTATAGAATGCGAAGACACTTCTTTTATTTACAGCATGACAGAGTCTCAGTAGTTGATTCCTTTTCTTAAGTTGACTCCTCTAAATGACTTACTCCGATCACAGCTGAGATTTACTGGGGGCGAGGAGGGATTGGCTCCTCGTCCCCAACTTCTTTTGTCGTCGCATCTTAGAGAATATACAAGAAACACCTTGCGCGACGGGCTACTATGTTATACTCTTATGTGTATGAAAAACACACAACGGTTCAACAGGAAGGAACCAAAACATGGAGACGAATAACACTGTTATTCCTTACGTTATTGTTGGCAAGGCCGGAGAGCAGCGCACGTTTGACATTTACAGCCGACTCCTTGAGGAGAGAATCGTTTTCCTCAATGGTCAGGTGGATGATCACAGCTCCGCTAGCATTGTGGCACAGCTTCTCCACCTTTCGGCCAGTGGCAAGAATCAGCCAATTGACTTCTACATCAACAGCCCAGGCGGATCAGTTACAGCCGGGCTCGCCATTGTAGACACAATGAACCTAATCCCAAACAAGGTAAAGACTTACTGTGTGGGTCAGGCGTGCTCGATGGGTGCCGTCATTCTTTCAAACGGAACCAAGGGACAAAGACACTGCCTTGAGAATGCAAGAGTAATGATTCACCAGCCATCTGGTGGCGTCCAGGGGACAGCAGCTGACATCCAGACCTCGTTTGAAGAAATGACAAGGCTCAAGGACGTCCTGTACCGAATTCTCTCTCAGCGCTGCGGCAAGACCGTAGAGGAGATGACTGAAGACTGCTCCAAGGACTACTTCATGAGCGCAGAAGATGCTCTCGGCTATGGAATCATCGACAGGGTGATCAAAGAAGAAGACACTGAAGATGGTGTCCAGGGCTCCTGGAGCTAAAACAAGATATTCTATCGTTTTGGGAGGCTGGCGTTCTGCTGGCCTCCCCTATTTTTTTTGCCAATCCACTTGACATCCTCTATATTATGTTGTATTCTTAAGCATAATGAACAACAAAACTCCAAACAACACTAATATGAGACGCCTTCTGGCAAAACTGTTTCAAAGCAGGTCTCACCTCTTTGCCTCCATCCTTTCTCAGATAGAGAGAATTGAGACATCTGGGATTCCAACTGCAGCAGTGGGTCTTAATGAAGAGAAGACCAGGATTGCCCTATATTGGAACCCAGAGTTCTTCTCATCCCTTACAGAACCACAGGCCTTGGACGTGCTTAGGCATGAGGCTATGCATATCGTTGGGGGTCACCTGTTTAGAATGGACAACAAGGACGCAGGCAAGTGGAATATTGGGACCGATATGGCCATCAACCAATTCCTAAAGGACTTGCCAGAGGGCTCCATAACCCTGAAAGAGGGCTGGGAGCCACGCAGGGCTGCCGACTACTACTACGACAAAGTTATGGAAGACCCTGACTATGACGAAGAAAGCAGCCAGCAGGGGGGAGAGGGTTGCGGACAGCAGTCAGGAGACCACAGCATGTGGCAAGATGTCTCTGACTCTGGAGCTGTTGCTAGAAAAGCAGAGGAGATGGTGGAAGAGCAGATTGTCAAGTCTGCAAAGGCTGGAGACTCGACAGCAAGAAAGCTGGTCTCTACAAGGGTTGCACCACCAAGTCGAAGCTGGGTCGCTGATATCCGCAGAATGTTTGAGCCTACGATTAGAGACATCTCGTATAAGACCAACAGGTTTGACAGGAGAAGGACGTATCACAACGGAGAAGATATGATCCCGGCGAAGGTGAGCACTCCGCAGAAACCGAAGGTCTTTGTGGCCCTTGACACGTCTGCTTCCATAACAGAGGCTGAGATCTCTCAGTTTCTAGGGGAAGTGTCTGCTGTCTCCAAGGATGCTGAGACTGTCCTTCTTACGTTTGATGTAGAGATACAGCAAGAGGTTGTGTGGGGCGGAGTTAAGACAGACTTCGAGGTCGAGGGGAGGGGTGGTACTTCGTTCGCCTGCCTCTTCGAGAGACTCTCCAAGGAGAGAGAGTCTAGGAATATGATAATCCTAACGGACGGATACGCTGACCTCGGGTTTGATGTGCCGCCAAGGTCTAGGGTTCTTTGGGCCATAACCGAAAATGGGAACAGGGGTTCCAACTTTCCAGGCTCGGTTACTAATTTAAAGTTTTAAAAAACATTGCATACTGCCGACCAGTGTTGTACTCTTTGGTAGGTAGATCAACGAAAGGGTCTTAATATGAAACATGCAGAATTTCAATCGTTTCTAGGATTCATGAACAGACAGGCAGACAACGGGAACAGAATTTCCCCCATTGTCTGGGGCACTACAGGTTGTGGAAAGACCCAGGCCGTAACAAGGTACGCAGACAGCATTGGAGCCGAACTGGTTGTCTTGCACCTGGCTTCTCAGGATCCGGGAGACCTCATCGGCCTTCCCTCAAGAGAGGGAGACAGGACTGTCTGGCTCAGGCCCGACTGGATGCCAGCAGAGGACGACGAAAGAAAGTTTATCATCTTCCTTGATGAGTTCAATAGGGCAAACAAGTACGTCTTGGATTGTATGCTGCCATTCTTACTTGATGGGACACTACACACACACAAGGTACCCAGGAACACCACCATCCTTGCTGCTGCAAACCCAGGTGGGACCGAGGATTACAACGTTACAACGATAGATGACAAGGCAATGCTGTCTCGCCTGTGTCACGTGACACTGGACAACAGCCATAGGGACTGGTCGAACTTCGTAAAGGGAGACGTTCATCCGGCTATGATCGAAGCCACAGAGGGGCTTGTTAGATTTAAGACCTGCGATATTCCCGAAGTAACCCCAGACCCAAGGTCGATGCACCTGTCTGGAGTAGCCCTGAAAGACATTACTAGCGAAGAGTACTCTAAGTTTGGATGGGAGTTCTTGTCGGGGATGGTCGGGCCTATTGCCACATGTATTGATGAGCACATCCAGACGAACGGGCTCTCCCACCAGAGAGTGAGAGGCAAGGACGTTTTGGCAAGCTACCCAGAGGTTCGGGAAGAGGTTTTGTCTATCCACGATACGCCAGACGCTATCTCTAAGCTTAGCGCAAACGTCTACGACGAACTCCTCACTACAAAGCTGACAAAGTCGGTTGTTGACAACGCTGTTAGCTTTCTCCTTGAGTTGCCAGAAGAGATCCTGTTTGGGTTCTTTGGGACTCTGTACTCTGGAGAGGGTGACACTGAGAAGTCAAACGAGATCAGCAATAGCCTTGGGTCATCAGAAAAAGGAAGAGAACTCGTCAAAAGAACATCAAGGGTAGGGAAGTAGATGGACCTCTCATCTAGAAAAGTCTACCCAGACAGCTCCTACTGGCCTGGATTTAGGGTTAGGAATTGTCACAATGGTGTTCTCTCTTCGGAGGGGCAGCCTCTTCATGGACAAGAAGATCATGACGCAGCTGTTTCTGTCTTCCCAGACTGGAAAGATGAGAGTGTAGAGTTCTTTTCTAATGATATAATTACAAGCATAAAGAGGGTTTCTTCTGAGCCCTACTACTGGAGAGGCAACAGCGTCTTAACGGTTGTTAGGCCAGATGGTTTACCGGGACCACTCCTTGATCTTACAGTTAGTCACGTTCTTGGCTCCGAAGATTGGACTTTGGATAATTGGAGACCAGGGCTTCAGATCCAGGCTGGGGAACCGAAGGGCCATCCGTCTCTAGTCGCTGACTACTATGAGGACGGTGCTGCTAGGCTGATGACCTCCGGAGACACAATGTGTGTGTTCGGGAGCGTACTTAAGGACAGCGAAGACCCCTCGGTGTGGGATGACACCGCATATCTAATCAGACTGTGCTTGATCGGAGATAGGATGGTGGGGTGTGTTTCATCGTCAAAGTCCCCATCTGAAAAATGGCATGGAGACAAGAAGAAGAATGGTAGCGCTCTGTATGGAGGAGGAGGAAGGATATACTCTGTATTCTTCAGCACCGAGACAGATGTTCAATCTATGTCTTACCTACCATCTGAGTGCAGGCTAGAGGATCCCATTGCTGTGCCCAGGGAGACTGTCCCACACTTCGGAGTGACCTGGGAGAAGGATAGTGGCAGAATACTTCAGCTGGGAGAAGGAGAGTTTTACGCCATGGGATACAACCCTGACGACTCTTCCTTCAATAACATTATAGAAGATGGAGAAGAAGTTGGGGGGCTGCTTAGTCACGCCTTCAAAGGAAACCTGCTGGACGCATCAAACCCAAAGAACATGGGCTCCTGGGTTAAGCCCAAGGACTTAGAGACCACACTTGAGCTTGTAGAAGGAATAAAGAAAAACCATGACAAATTACGATCCACTAAAAGTTCGCCTAGACTGGCTTTCAGGAATCTCATCAGAGCTGGGGGAGGCTTTTGGGAAGCACTGGGGTTGGCTTAAAGAGAACGCCTTCCTTGCTGGTGGAGCTGTAAGAGACTCTCTAACTGGAGCAACTCCAAAAGACTTAGACATCTTCTTCAAGGTTGATCCAACAGAATTCCTACAGGCTCTATGTGAGAGTGATAGGGAGGGATACCTGATGAGGCATTGGAAGGGTGGCAGCTGGCCCACATTCCTGCCAGAGGGGACCAAGGTTAGTGGGCTGTACGCATCACTGGGCTATACGGAAGAGAGTTATAAGGACATCGCAGTCAGGAGCATAACTGACAACGCCGTCACCTTGTGTTCTTCTGTCACACCAGTGTCAATCCCGAGAGAAGTCTTCCGCTACGGAATAGGTGGAGATGCCCTGTTGCACAAATCCACAATCCCAGTGCAGTTCTGCTACCCCTCGTATGGCAGCCCTCTAGATGTGATTAGGGGATTTGACTTTGATTCCAACATGTTCGCTTACGACTTCAAGAAGGAAGAGCTTGTCGTCTACAGCAAGCATTTGTTGAACGACATAGTGTCTAGGTATTCTTATGAAAGATTCTCTGATCTAGGAGACAAGGATACGATTTCTGGGACATATGCAGGAGGCCCATGCCTCCCAATTAAAGCCTCAATATCAGAGAGAACAGTCTCCAGAATAAGGAACATGGGTAGTGGGCCTAAAGACGAGCAAGTTAGAGCAATAGCTGTAATAATGCAGAGATTGGTAGAACTTCAAAATAAACAGGGCCATTTCAACTGGGTGGCTTCGACAACAGAGGTGTCGCAAATCCTTCCACTGCTTGGGGTTACAATGAAAGAGCAAGCAAGGATAAAAGAATCCATTGACTCAAATGACTACGAGCTATAGACTTATAATAAAAGTTGAAAACTTAGATTAACGGTGCTATAATGAAGGTATGAGAAGGAAGAGTTATGAACCTAATGGACACGATAGCCTTAATGAGGAAGCTCAAGAGGTGTAAGGTAGAAAAAAACTACAGTCCATCTGTGGTTAGGATCTCATGGACGCCAGAGGACATTGGTCTATCTGGCAACGAAGACGTCAATATATTGGCATTCTCGTTATCTTCAGAGGTTGTTGGGAAAGGCCATGAGGGGGAGATCTTTTTTTTAGTAGAGTGTGTTGGTTCCGGAACAGTCTGTCCTGGCAATAAGGCCCTGGACAGCTTTGACATAAAAAGCGTAACCAGTCTAATGCTCGTCGCTTCAGATTCTGAAGGATCTGAACTTGGACGCAAGGCAGGTAGGGCAACAGGTAGATTGGTTTTTAATCCAGTATGAGAAAAAAGTACCAGGACGACTGGGAGCAAAGACAGAGAAAGAAAGTCTTCAGAAGCCAGAAACAAAGTGCTTGCGAAGAGGATCTAGGTCAAACATTCCAGTGCTACAAATGTAACAACTATTGCGCTTCATATTTTGAATCGGAGCTTGAGCCAGAGGTGTGTATCCACTGCTCTCCGGACAATTGTGAAGACTCAGACAAGGAGATACAAGGTGTCTAATTCATGTTCAAAAAACAATTGTGGAACCGACAGCTGCTGTCCAGGGAAGTGCATCGTAAGAGCGCTAATCATCGCTGGTTTGGTTGCTGCTGCGTTCTTCGTGTCTGGCTGTGACAACACTGGTGGTCACCTCAACTGGGCCACCCCTCACCAGCTAGGTCATCACGATCACGGCAACGGTCAGACCTGCGAGTACGGTGACTGCAACGAGAACGGTATCTGTGACGGAGAAGAGACCGACTTCGATATGGACGGAATCATTGACGATTGTGATCCAGACTTTGACGGTGACGGAATCCTAAACCCATGCGACTTCGATAACCCAGGCCCTCTCGGTGCGTCTGACGACGTAATCGGCGAAGACTGTGACCTCAATGGTATCGATGACGGTTGCGAGAGCGATCTAGACAACGATGGCATTATCGACGCATGTGACGAGGATGTAGATGGAGACGACATTCTGGACAACTGTGATATCGACTTCACCTATGGCTTTGACTGCAACTCCAACAACATTGATGACACCTGTGAGCTAGACACTGACGACGATGGAGTCATCGACGCCTGTGACGACGACGACGACAATGACGGTGACACTGATGAGGACGAGCTAGAATGTGGGTCCAACCCTCTAGACGCTGATGACAGCTGTGTTGACTGTGAAGGTCAAGCCAACCAGGGAGCTATTGATGCTGCTGAGTGGATGGTCGACCTTGAGTTCTACGATGCCGCAAACCTCTTTTCACTTGGTGTGGCTGACGCCAACATCGGCTGCTCCGGAGAATACCTAGCAAACGAGTACGTTTCTCAGTTCTTGGTAGATGTTCAGGGCTTTATTGATACAGACGTTGCCCTCCAAGAAGAGCTTGGAGAGGACGCTGGGCGTTGCTTTAGAATTGGATTCCACAGCTTCCTCCTAAATCATGTCCAAGAGAACTATGACCTTGGCTTCAACTCAGTATCAAACGACGCTGTTCAGGAGGCATACGACGCATTCATGGCTGACATTGAGAGCGGCGCATACTCAACCGAGCTCAACTTTTATCTCGGTGAGGGTCTAAGTGACGCCAACAACTGCCTCGGCTTCCTCGCTGATGGCACAACAGTGTCCCTTCATCTTGATCAGTTCCAAGCCAGCCTAGACCTTGCTGTGGAGAACGGCGAATGCAGTAATATCGGTTTCTACACTGGTGTTATTGAGGTCATTCTGGAGTACTACGAACTCGGGTTCCTAAGCTCCGAAGTAGACTGTAGTTTAAGTTGCGACTGTCCAGAAGAGCACGGTGATGATGATGACTGCGAAGAGGATGAAGGTGATAACCGCAAAGACTGCAGGAAGGTTGCGATCTGCCACAATGGGCGCACAATCTACGTGAACTACCATGCAGTTCAGGCCCACCTAAACCACGGCGACACCCTCGGTGTCTGCCCAAACAACTAAGCTTCTCCGCGCTACCTGGGATCGGGGGGCTTAACGC